ATTCTCAAAGCCGGTACAGTGTTTTTTAGCAAGAACAAATCGTCGGAAATGCAGGAACTTATTCGGCGCGGTCTAGACACTGGCTCGTTGCGTGAGCAACAGCTTCAGGATATTGCTACATTCAAAAGTCTCGATTCCAAATACGAACGACTCAAGGCTGGTACTGAACGGGTCACTAACTGGGCGTTTGCCAAGTCCGATATGTTCAACCGGCAGGTAGCCCTTGCTGCGGCTTATGATCTGAACAAGAAAACTCCAGAAGGAGTATTCGACGAAAACGCATTCAAACAAGCGCAACGCACGGTGTATGACGTATATGGTTCGTCATTTCCGAAGGCAGCAGCCCCCATCATGAGCAACGACATTGCTCGTACAGCATTGACGTTCAAACGGTTCGCCATCGTGCGTATGAACTTGTTGGTAAACGCTTACCGAGAAGCGACAAAAGACCTTGATCCAAACGATCCCGAAACCAAAATTATCCGAGACGCTGCACGCAAGGAGATTCTGGGGTACTTTGGCAGTGCCTTCGTGTTTGCTGGCGTGCAGGGTATGCCGCTCGTAGGTGCGGGTATGGTGCTGGCTAACCTTCTAAACGCCGCGCTTGGTGATGATGACGAGCCGTACAATCCGGAGTTTGAACTGCGCGAAGCGGTTGGATTGTTCGCATACAAAGGTCCAATCAACTACTTAACGGGTGTCGATATCGCAAGCCGTACTGGATGGTCCGGTATGTTCTGGCGCGAAGACCCAAGGCGCATGGCTGAAGTTGGCCCGCTGACCTACACAATGGAACAGATTCTTGGCCCTGCGTATGCGTATTTTAATGGTTGGGTTCGTGAAGGCGGAGTTATTGATAACTTCACAGATGAAAAGTACCAACGAGGTTTTGAACAATTATTGCCTCGTTCTGTTGGTAACATCCTAAAGGCTCAACGGTATTACGAAGAAGGTGCATTGACCGGTAAGGGCGTTCCGTTGGTTGATGATGTCAACGCCTATAACGTGTTTATGCAAATATTTGGATTCCGCCCCAGTGATGTTGCCGAGGCCGGCGAAGAAGCAGGTGCTGCTAAGCGTATGGAGTCGAAGATCATCCAACGTCGTAACGCTATTATCGAGCGTGCGTCCGTGGCGCGAATGAGTGGGGATATGGAAGGCTTCCAAGCCGCTATAGAAGATGCTCAAGGATTTAGTCAGAAATATCCAGCACGGGCCATTACCGCTGAGACTCTGTACGGAGCCATTCAGCGTAGGCAGAGGAAAATGATGGAGTCCGTCAATGGCGTTCGGGTTGATCCGAAACTAGCCCGTGATATCTACGAAGAATTGGGTATTGAACCGGAATAAAAAAGCCCCCTGCGGTTAGGCAGGGGGCAAATCTCCTTGGGGAGAACTAGAGTGCAATGGCATTCTAGGGTCGATACGCCACACCCGCAACCCATACATGTTTTGCTCCACAACATGTTTGCACAAGACACTAACTCTCAACCTTTCCGCCTCTGAAAGTACCTGCTTCTCCATGGCCCTACGGTCGATGCAGGGGATGAAGAACGAACTACCCGGTACAAATTTATTCCACTCAACCAATACTGGGAGGTTGTAAATCTTCATCGGGGACTGCGTTGATCAGTACGTCTTCGTTGAAGAAATCCAGTTTTGTCGTATCGAACCATAAACAACTAGTAGAAGCGTTACCAGCAGCGGGTGTACCGGCGAATATCTTCTTACGTCTGGTGTACTCCCCGCCCGGATGAACTATAAGAGCCTTGCACTTGACGTACGGCTTTAGTGTCTCTTCAAAGTTCATTACCCGCTTATTGCACTCTGCTCGATAAGCCGCTGAAGATACGTACAACATCTTGGTATCTGGCTCATACCGCATCGTTAGCGCATTACGAGGTTCTTTGATTGGGCCGTACTCTATCCCGGTACGTTTGTCAGCTTTTGCGTTGATAATCAGTACTTCGTTAAAGTGGTATCTGAAGAATTCACCCAAGAACTCATCCCCATCGAACATGTATTCACGGCTTTTGATACGGGTTTCCTTGATCAGTCGTACACCGTAGTCGAATACAGGTTGTACTGGAATATCGTGAAGCCCAAGTTTTCTGGAGATTAATCCGCCGGTAATGGAAAGGGCGACAATCAAACTCCAGAACCGCTCCGTCGGACGTATCCCCGCAGCGACTTCTACCCTTTTTCGGGTTTTGTCCAGTAGGTCTTTGACCGCAGGAAGTTGAGCGATTATGGCTTGGAAATACGGTTCAGCTGCGTGTCCGTAGTGATTCATCAACCGTTCAAAGTGTTCACGGGACCATGTAGCGTCTGCGTCTTGTTCAGCCTCGACGTTGATCTCCAATATACGTTTTAGTTCGCCATCTGGAAAACCCTTGATGGTCAGTAATGTGTCCATCACAGACCGGTTGGATGACGATATAACACCAGTCTGAAACTTGGTGTTGTTGTTCCGCTCGACGTTTTCGTGCTGCTTTATGCGGTGCTTACCGCGTCCAGATGTTACGTCATAGACTTGGTTCGACATGTCCTCAGCGGGCATGTTGGTGATTTCATCCATCGTCACGGCAAGGTTTTGCATTACGCCAAGCCGGTTCATACGGGCGTTGTAGGTATCCTTCGGGGCTAGTGTCAGTTCTTTCGGTCGCCCATAGATACTGTTGATTGCATGCAAAACTGTGGTTTTACCCGAACCAGAGTTGCGGCTCATCAAGTTGACGAGGAACCCATCTAGTGCCGTGAACCGCATTAGCGGTATGCCGAACCCCAAGAAGAACGCAAATGCTTTGTTCTCCATACCGGGGTTAGCGTAATGATTGATGATGTCCTTCCAAATTTGAAAGTCGCCCTTCGATTGGAAGTAATGAATGTTAGGCAGCGTGGGGGCAGACGGTGGGCTATAGACAACTTCAGTAGCCTTGATCTCACGTTCGCCAAGAATGATTGACGAATCGTCTTCGGTCCACCCAAATTGACGGTGTGCTTTCTCTGCTTTTTCCTTCATAAGTTCATCAACCCAAGCCTTGACATACTGCATGAGCATGTCTTGCTTCTTACCCAACACAACCAACCCGTGCGGGGCTACCGCAGCCATAAATTTATCTCTCGATACAACGGTGGTATTAGCCATGATGAAGTCCCGAACGCCGTCTTTCGGCGTATGCAGCCGACACAAAATGGTGTCGAGCAAGTCGGGATCAATCATGCGCTTTACGACATAGAAGTCGTACGGATACAAAAGTTCATCGGCTTCTACTTCATCGCCGTCTCGGTTCTTCTTTGTAGTTTTGTAGTACACCCCACCGTTTTTGCCACGGAAGAACGGGAACGGAAGTTTAGGTATCGTGTACTGCTTGACCTCCTTGGTCACTTCCTCAACTTCAGTCACAACCGTATCCGGTGGGGCCTCCACCACCCGTTCAGCAAGCGCGATGGGAGTAGCAACCTTGTGTGGGCATCCTTCGCACCCGACCGGATTCAGTATCCGGAATCGTTCACAGGTGTATGGCCCATTCGTACCGTTCGCCATCTTCTCTGTGGCTTCAGCCGAATAGCCGGGGTGCCCTTTGGACAGTACGTGGATAGCCTTGTCTCGGTCAGTACATTTCTGAGCGATGCTCAACCCACCACGCCACATGTCATAGCTAAGTTCAGCACGGTTGTTGTAGATGTGGGCAATCTGGGCGCAGCCCTTACCTTCCAAAGACATGACTAGCAAGTCTTTGAACGCAGCCTGTTTGTTGCCCATCAACGCCAAAGTTAGCGGGTCGAGTTGCCGTTTGTACTGCTGTTTATTTGCAGCAGCCATAACATCAAAACTTGGCTCAAGAAGTTTTTGAATGTCAGAAGATGATAGTTGCGGCGCAACATGAAGCACCTCAACCAGAATTGGATTGGTCGGGTCTTTAACATGGTACGTCTCGGGGATACGCAGAATACGCGCAGCCTCACCCGTCACGACCGGATCAACGTCAAACTTGTGGTGAACACAGAGTGCCTTTAACTGCTCAGCGTGTAGCAACCACTGCTCACGTGGCATGGCCTCGGTGCATACCCAGTACAGATGTGCGCCCATACCCGACTTCACAATCGTCGGGCGTGGCAATTCAGTAACCTTGCAGAAAGCGCGTAAGGCGAGTAATCCTTCGTTCAAATCAGCAAATGGTTTACCGGGGCCGCAGTCAAGATCGATGTAGAAAGACTTGAGCGCAATAGCGTTCTTGGTTGTACGGCGTTCTTCTGGGCCGTACTTTGCCATTCCAAAAAACGCGTTGTACTCGGTATTTACAAACTCGTCTGCGTGTTCGGAAATCTCATCGATACTGTGAACAAAGCGTTGGCGGACATCCTTGTCCTCTCCATCTTCCTTGATGCCAACAGTACAATAGGACTCGCCTTCTTCCAGAGGTGGAAGAACCAAGGCAAGAAAGTCCTTACGTGAAAGCATAGCCGTCCTCAACCGTCAAAAATAGAGTGGGCAGGGGTGGACGGCACACCCTTTTCGGTAGCGAACCTAGCCCATCTAACTGTTAAGCTAATTTGTCTATTAGCTTCTGAACCTGTTCTTGGTGTCGTTTCGACACTTCCTTCTTTCCGACAAACCAACCATATACTGTTGGGCGACTGACCTTAAGATATTCAGCAACGTCTTTCACAGGTATGTTGAGCCGCACACAGGTTTTGGCGAGTTGTACACCCAACAAAAACGGATTGGCATCATTTATCGCCTGTAGCATTAGTGTTGAATACCCATGCGTAGCCATCAATCATCCCATTCAGCAAGAATCTTGGAGAGGTCTGGTTTGGCGGCGGCTTCTTCAACCTTCTTTGACGAACGTTTCACAGGTTCGGTTACTTCTTCGACAACGGCAGGGGCAGGTTCAGCAGCAGGTTTCGGTGCAGCGATAGCCTTTGGCTTGGCCCCGTCAGCCTCGGCAACGGTCATTGTGATGGCTCGCCGCGCAGCCTCGGTGCTACCTTGGTCAATCGCTTTTTGATGTTGGACAGCATCCAAGAAACTTATAGGCTTGAAGTTAATCTTGGGTGTGGCGCTGCCGGTATCAAACCGCATCTCTGTTACAACGGCGGTGATTGGGATACCCTTGCTACCAAGCATCTTGGCATACGCTTGCAGAGGCCACTTACCAGCCGCGCCTTCACCAAAGATCGATGTTGCTGGAAGCGTCAACTGGAATACATCTCCATCGACATCGTTCGCCAGAACAACGGCGAGTCTCTGGCTGTACCGGCAAGCGCGGCTATTACCTTGCCCAGAACCCTGTATGTTCTGAGGGCAGTCGATACAACGCTTGGATTGTGGAGACGCGGCCTTCGCGTCTGGTACTTCACCATCGGCAGACCAGCAGTCGGGAGCCGTGGCCTCACCGCCTTCTTGATATTGGTTAGCGTAAAACGTACGAGAGACTTTTGGAGAGGCGGCGACAACCACCACATTCATGTGACGGTCTTCGTTTTGTGCGACTTCTTTCCCGTTAATCATGAGTCGCCATACACCTCCCTTGATGGAGATACGGCGAGAGGAAGCAGTGCTTCCACCACCCATGAGGGCTTTAGTCGTGTCATCAATTTGCGTAGTCTTCAGATATTCTGGAAGGCCCGCGTTCAGTACAGCAAGATCATTGCTCATATGCGCTCCTTAGCGTTTGGTAATAACTATAGTCTGCTTCATGTCTGCCTGTAACCCCGGCGGGTGAAGGTTTGGGTTCTCTTCAAGGAACTGCTCCATGTTGGAGTTGTTGATACGCCGCTGCATCAATGCAAAGGCTTCGTTTTCTTTCAGAAATCTAAAGAACGAATCCCAGTCATTAGTCCAGTAGTGCTTATCAACTCGACGCGATATCGTACCGTGTGGAGTACGTATCGTAGAGGCACCTTGATCTTTGCAGATAACTAAAAGTTGTTCCGCAATCGTATCAAGTTGACTCTTCAACTCTTCATCTCGTTTGGCTAGTTCTCTACGGGCCTCACGTATTTTGACGTAGACCTCTGCAAGTTTTTCTGCGTTCATCGCACTCATGGTTTTCTCCTTGTAGGTCGTCTAATTTATGAGTCTTATTTTACAATGTCAAGCAATCTCCTCGACAAAATTTTGGTACAACTCAATCAACTTCGTATGTACATCTAACTTTTGAGACAGCATCTTGTAGATGCGCTTTTCAACCGGGGAACCTTGTAAGTGTACAACCGTACAGGGGTGATGTTGCCCCGCACGGTGGACACGGGCGTTTGCTTGCAAATAAGTCTCGATAGACGTAATCGGTCCCCACCAAACAACAACGTTGGCAGCATGCAACGTAACACCGTGTGCAGCGGCTTGAGGCTGTATGACAAGTACACGCGGGTTCGTATCTTCTTGAAACTTCTTAAAA